ATACCTACTCAAACAGGTGGTAGTGCTAATATGATGGATGCTACCTATAATCCGTTGAGTACCAACGAAGATTACTTCTTTCCACAAACAGCAGATGGACGTGGAAGTAGTGTAGAAACACTAGCAGGTGGACAAAATCTGGGCGAGATAACCGATTTACGTTTCTTTACTAATAAATTATTCCGTGGTTTGCGTATCCCTAGTAGTTATTTGCCTACTGGTTTAGATGATGGAACACAAAGTTATACAGATGGGCGTGTTGGGACTGCACTGATCCAAGAATGGCGTTTCAATCGTTATTGTGTACGTTTACAGAATATGATTGTAAACACTCTTGATCAAGAATTCAAGATGTTTATGCGTTGGCGCGGTATAAACATAGACGGACAACTGTTTGAACTGCAATTAAATGAGCCACAAAACTTTGCACAGCATCGTCAAGTTGAAATCGACGCTGCTAGAATCAGTGCATTTGGTAGTCTAGAACAAGTTCCTTATTTTAGTAAACGCTTTTTAATGAAGCGTTATCTAGGCTTAAACGAAGAAGAAATGCAGGAAAATGAAGAAATGTGGATGCAGGAGCAAGGTGAAACTGAGGATGCTGCTGCGGCTGAAGTTGGTTTACGCAGTGTTGGCATTAGCCCAGGCGGCATTGCCGCCGACACTGAATCGATGGATAACATTGATGCCCTGGGTGCTGAGCCAGGAATCCCAGGTGCCGAAGCTGGTATGCTGGGCACCACTCCTGCTGTAGGTGCAGGTGCAGGTGCATTAAGTCCGGTTGGAAGTGTGGCCGGAGCTCAAGCAGCACCAGTAGCATAAATAACCGTATGCATATCTTAGAAATTTTTGAGGATGTTTCTAACGGTTATCGTAATGAAAAACAAGATAATTCCGTTAAGAAAATGGGCGACCTGCGTAAGACTCGCCTTACCTTAGCACAGATCAAACGCCTTCGTATGATGAACGACATGCGAAAATACGAAGAGCAAAAAAAGGTTGAAAGTTTATCAAAACAGTATAAACCTGCGGCTGAACCAGGTGCAATGCCTGGAGTCTAATCAAAAACAGTCAAAAAACACCCATTTAACCAGAAATATTACAGTATTTTGTAAATACTGAATAACGTTGTACTTTATTTTTAATAGGAGCATTTAATGAACAAATACGAACAGCTGATTGAGTATATTATCAATGAGCAAGAAGACAAGGCACGTGAACTTTTCCACCAGATCGTTGTTGAAAAGAGTCGCGAAATCTATGAAAACCTAATCGATGAAGAAGATATTGAAGAAAGTCCAATGGACCCAGTAAACAGTTTAGTTGACGAAGTTGATGCTGAAGAATATGGCATGGCTGAAGCCGACAATGAAGAAATGGGCATTGATGCAGACATGGAAATGGATGCAGACATAGATGACATAGGCGGCGAAGAAGGCGTCACGGATGACATGGGCGGCGACGAAGGCGGAATTGAAGATCGTGTAATGGATCTAGAAGCTGCATTAGACGAGCTCAAGGCAGAATTTGATGCACTAATGAGCGACGAAATGGACGAGCCTGAGCATGCCGACATGGATGACATGGGTGGTGAGCCAGCCGACGACATGGGCGAGCCAAAAGAAGCCATGGTGCGTGAATATGTAGATAAAGTTGCTGCACCTAGTAATACAGAAGGTCAAACAGTTGGTGCTCAAAGCAGCAGCAAGCCATCCGTAAACAAAACTAGCCTAGTAGCTGGTAAGAATGACATGGGCGGTTCAACTGCTAATATCGTAAAAGGCGGTACAGAAGAAGCTGCTGACGGTAAGCCAACACCAAAGCCAAACAACGAGTATACCAAGGGACAAGGACAAGTTCCTGTTAGCAAAAAGAACGTAAACGTTCCTGGCGGCAACAAGGGTGCACAGAACTGGTATGGTAGCAAAGAGACCAGCTATGAAAAATCCAAAGGTAAAGAAGGTCAAACCACACATGGTAGCATGGGTGTAGACAAGAAAAGCCTGATTGGTAGCAAAGGTTAAATTGTAAATGGCACATTACCTAAGAGAACAGCTCACATTTGATCATGCCAAGATGCAAGTCTTGCATGAGGACAACAGTGACGGCTCCGGTAAGAACCTGTACATGAAAGGTATATTCATTGAAGGCGGGGTAAAAAATGCTAACCAGCGTGTTTACCCTGTAAATGAAATTGCAAAAGCAGTTACTACTATCAATGAACAAATCAAGAGCGGATATAGCGTACTTGGCGAAGTAGATCATCCTGATGATTTAAAAATCAATCTAGATCGCGTCAGTCATATGATTGAGCAGATGTGGATGGATGGTCCAGCTGGCCACGGTAAGCTAAAGATTCTGCCGACACCCATGGGGCAACTCGTTAAGACCATGTTAGAAAGTGGTGTTAAGTTGGGTGTTTCAAGCCGCGGTAGCGGCAATGTCAGCGAATCCACTGGGCACGTCAGTGAGTTTGAAATAGTCACCGTAGACATTGTAGCACAACCAAGCGCACCACATGCGTATCCAAAGGCCATCTATGAAGGTCTAATGAATATGCGTCACGGTCACAGGTTGTTGGACATGGTCGGTGAAGTTACAGAAAATCAAAAAGTGCAAAAGTATCTGGCCACAGCGGTAAAAGGCTTGATCAGAGACTTGAAAATATAGGAGAAACCGCAATGTTTGACGCTTTAAAACCATTGCTAGATAGCGGTATCATCAATGAAGACACACGCCGCGAGATCAATGAAGCCTGGGAAGCTAGGTTAAATGAAGCTCGTGAACAGATTCGTTCTGAACTGCGTGAAGAAATGGCTACCCGCTATGAGCATGATAAGCAAGTAATGGTTGAAGCACTAGACAAAATGGTTACTGATAGTCTTGCCAAGGAAATTGAAGAGTTTGTTGGCGAGAAGCAGGCTATGGTTGAAGATCGTGTAAAGTTAAAAAATCACATGATCGAAAGTGCAGGTCGTTTCAATGACTTCATGGTTACTAAACTAGCCCAAGAAGTTAAGGAACTGCACAGTGACCGTAAAGTGCAAAAAGAGAACTATCAACGTCTCGAAAAATTTATTGTTCGTGCGTTGGCTGAAGAAATTCGTGAGTTCTCACAAGATAAGAAAGCAGTTGTTGAAACTAAAGTTCGCCTAGTTGCGGAAGCAAAGAGCAAGCTAGAGTCAATTCAACGTCGCTTCATTGAGCAAAGTGCTCGTCTTGTAAAAGAATCAGTAACTACTAAACTTGGTGCTGAACTTACTCAATTAAAAGAAGATATCCAACAAGCTCGTGAGAACATGTTTGGACGTAGAATTTTTGAAGCATTTGCCAGCGAGTTTTCATTGACTCATCTCAATGAAAGCAAAGAACTGACCAAGCTAAGAAAAGTGATCGAGCAACAAGAGCAACAATTAGCTGAATCTGCTGCTGCGAAAGTAGAAGCACAGCGTATTGTTGAAACTAGAGAGCGCGAAATTCGTGCTATCAAAGAGAGTCAAAGTCGCAAAGTCGTGATTGACGAGTTGCTTGGTACTCTAGTCAAAGAGAAGCAAACAGTAATGCGTGAGCTTCTTGAGAGTGTGCAGACTGAGAAGTTAAAGACTGCATTTGAAAAGTATCTTCCAGCAGTGCTTAACAATGGTGTAACTAAAGAAAAGGCTCAAGCCGTTCTAACAGAAAGCCGTGTTGAAGTAACTGGAGATAAATCTGCTAAACCTACAGTACAAGAATCTACGCCTGTTGAAAACAACGTAGTTGAACTGAAACGTCTAGCAGGGTTAAAATAATAGTTAAACCTTAAAGGAAATATAAATGACACAAGAACTATTAGAAAGCCGTTGGGGCGAAACTAAAGAAGCCCTGTTAGAAGGCCTTAGCGGCTCACGCCGCACAAGTATGGGTATCATCCTCGAGAATACTCGTAAGCAACTTTCAGAAGCTGCAACAGCCGGAAGCACACAAGCTGGTAATATCAGCACATTAAACCGTGTGATTCTACCAGTGATCCGTCGTGTTATGCCAACCGTTATTGCTAACGAAATCGTTGGTGTACAACCTATGACAGGTCCAGTGGCTCAAATCCATACACTACGTGTTCGCTATGCTGACACAGTTGGTGCAACCACTGCTACAGATGGTGCAACAGCCGGTGAAGAAGCACTAAGCCCATTCAAGATTGCAACAGCTTATTCTGGTGCAACATTCCAGCAGGCCAGTGGTGCCGCTAGCCGTGCTAACAGCACAGCTACATTGGAAGGTGTTGCTGGTAACAGAATCAGTGTACAGATCATGAAACAAGTTGTTGAAGCTCGTACACGTAAGTTGTCAGCACGTTGGACATTTGAAGCTGCACAAGATGCACAAGCTATGCATGGTATCGACGTTGAAGCTGAAATCATGGCCGCTCTAGCACAGGAAATCACAGTTGAAATCGACCAAGAGATCCTAGGTAGCCTACGTGGTCTAGCTAACACAGTTGGTACATATGATCAGCGTGCTGTTAGTGGTACAGCTACATTCGTTGGTGATGAACATGCTGCTCTAGCAGTTCAAATCAATCGTGCTGCAAACTTGATCGCTCAGCGTACACGTCGTGGCGCAGCTAACTGGGCGGTTGTTAGTCCAGCTGCTCTTACAGTGCTACAAAGCGCGACAACTTCAGCATTTGCTCGTACAACAGAAGGCACTTTCGAAGCACCAACCAACACCAAGTTTGTTGGTACACTAAACGGTGCTATGAAGGTTTATGTTGACAGCTATGCTAACGATGCAACAGCAGTTTTAGTTGGATACAAAGGTACAAGCGAAGCTGATGCTGCCGCTTTCTACTGCCCATACGTTCCATTGATGAGCAGCGGTGTTGTACTTGATCCAGCAACATTCGAGCCAGTAGTTGGCTTTATGACACGTTACGGATATGTTGAGCTAACAAACACAGCTAGCTCACTAGGTAACGCTGCCGACTATCTTGGTGAAATCGAAATCCCACAAAATTCGCTATCATTTAGCTAATCTTCTCAACGGGATGGGAAGGACAAAAAACCGCCTTAGGCGGTTTTTTGTTGGGCTAGTTGTTTTTAATTATTCTTACAAATTCCGCCAACATATGTAGTGCCCACTGGACAAGACACGTTATTGGTGCTCGATGTATTGGTGGTACTAGTATTTGTTGTGCTAGTTGTAGTTGTAGTAGTAGTGGTACCGGTCAATTTAGCAATAGCAGCATCTAGTGATGTTCGATACCCAGTTGACATTGTGTTTAAATTAGTTCCCGCTTGGTTACTGATGGCTGTCAATGCCGTGTTGCTATTATTTGTAGCAGATACTACACCGTTTATCCCTGCTGTACCGAGGGTGTTTAATGAACTAAAGCCAGTGGTAGCAGTGTTGGTTACACCGGTGATACCTGCTGTACCGAGGGTGTTTAATGAACTAAAGCCAGTGGTAGCAGTGTTGGTTACACCGGTGATACCTGCATTAGCAACATTTGTTATAGCAGTAGTACCAGCAGTAACAGCATCAAATCCTGCTTTAGCTATATTGGTATTACTGGTAGCCATGTTGGTATTCATGGCAGTAAATGCTTGATTAGTGCTTGCGGCAGTGGCAGCAGCATTATTACTTTGGGTTATAGCAACTTGCTTTTGAACGTTGGCGGCATGTATTTGTGCGGCAATACCAATTCCTTGTGTTACAGCAGGAACTAATACCCCGGCCCAACGTAGTAACTTATCACTGACATCTTCAGGAGCTGCGATTACCTGCTGCGGTCTCGATGCACCGCCACCACCTTGCCCCATCTGTATACTTAATACAGCAGCAACTTTAGCAGCACTATCACCACTTTTGGCAATTTCTGCTAAAGCGTTATATCTTGCGGTTTCGGCTACAGCATTGGCTTGAGCTATTTTGGCTTGAGTGTCAGCATACAATTGGTATGAGCTTGGCCCAGACGCACAGGCTGTTAAAAATAAAGATGCAATAGATATGGCAATAATTGAACGCATAGTATCACCTCGTGGGTTGTCTATTATTTATGATACGCTCTTAGGGCTGTTTGGTCAACCAGAACGGTAAATATATAGTTCGCTCTTAACTGAGAGTTTATGGGGAACCCAACCCCGTAGGCCTAGAACGCCATTTTATAAGGAGAAAAAAATGGGACGCCCTATAAACAAACGTTATTTTTCTGCAGACGCCAACAACAATATTCGTGTACGTTTTCACAATGGTACAGCCAGTGTAAACGGATACATTGTAAAACAGTTAGGTAGTAAAAAATTTAAATGTCAAGAAGCCGGAGCTAGTACTACAGCTATTTGTACATTAGTGAACAAAGCTGACGGTAGTTTGGCAGCAGGTGAAATGTCAATTAAGGCCCGCGGTGATGACGGTACTACAGGTGGTACAGTTGGTTACGTAAGCAAGATGACAGCACGCAAAATGACAGTAGTTGATGCAAGTGGTGCAATAATTTTTGTTGGACCATGGAACTTTAGTTCGAGCACAACGGACAGCACAGCACAGCTTGAAGAAGCTGGTACAGATGCAGCAGGTACAGGCGCTGTCGATCTATAATTTTTGTAGCTCAAAACAAAATAGCACCTTCGGGTGCTATTTTTTTATAGAATAAATATATGTAGATAATATGAGCTCTACAGATAGAATATCCGGACGCTATACCATAGAGACCATTGCTGGCAGTTGCGGTGATGGTAATATCTTTTTGGCACCTGCTCAGGGATCTGGCACAGTTCACATAAATGGAAACCTGATTGTAGTTGGCACCGCTAGTAGAATACAAACGCAAGAAACTGTATTTGTAGATAACTTTATTACACTATCCAGCAACGTAGCTGGTATTCCGGTGTTAGATTCTGGAATTGAAATCAATCGTGGTAGTCGTCCTAAGGTAAGCATAAGATACCATGAAGCACTACAACTATGGCAATTGACCAACGATGGTATCACTTTTGCAAACATTTATGGTAAGGAACCTGTACTAAGCAGAGTAAGTGATGATCCTGCACCTAACTTAGGTGGCAACCTAAATGTCAAAGGTTTCACTGTGGTTTCTGATCCAACGCAGAATATTATATTTTGGCCTGGCGCAGTACCAGCTGGTGCTAACACAGCCATTGAAATCAGACGTATAGCACCTACTGCTAATATTAGATATCGTGCTCAAAGTCAAATGTTTTTTGCTGGTAACATTGGCATGGGGGACACAGGTTTGTACACTGTAAACCGTGAAGATCGGTATGAAGAATTGGTTTCTAAAAAACGAGCTTTGATTTTTTCTATGATATTTTAGGACCTTGACATGGCTATAAAGAATTCAGTACTAACAAATACACCGCTGTCGATTTATACCAGTGTGGGAACCAGCGTAGTTACTGTGATGTATTTTTGTAATGTAGGAACTAAGACAGCTGAGTTTAGTTTATATATTGTGCCAGTTGGACTAAGTTGGACAGAAGATCGTGCCATCTATCATAGTGTTCAAGTAACTGAAAAAGATACTTATGTAATAGACACTGAAAAATTAGTGCTGAATAACGGTGATGCGGTATTCGCTCGTGTAAATGATCCAACAGGTGATCCTGGTATCAGAGTTATTGTTACAGTGAGCAGCATAGAGGTATAACTTGGGACGTTTCTTAAAAAACCGTGAACTAGAAAGTGCTGCTTACGTAGTACGTATGCC